ATCGTACACAATTCCTTCAATCGCCTTAATATACGGCCCGATAACCACCTTAATGTCATCGGAACGAGCATAGATAGAACGAATGTGTTTCCAAGACATATAAGACTCATCTTTAACGAAACACATAACTCGTTGACTTCTTCGTTCGTTAGGTTGAGATAAGTTTTCAATGACTCGTCGATAAACCCGAATAAGGTTTGCGCGCCGGGAACCACTGTAGTTAGTGCTCGACAACCAAGTGTCAAAACTGACATCTGCCAGTTCATCAAGCGGTGTGAAGTTCGCACGAACCCATTCATCAACATATCTGAGGAAACGATCATAGATGTTGGGTTCGATAGCTGGCGGTTCACCACCAACGCGCTTGCAGATACTTGCAACAATAGTGGGAATGTCATTAGGGTCCCCGTGAGGGGTCGAGGCACCCAAAACATGAAACCCCAGGGACGTAGCAACAGGTACACGATCGCTAGCCCTCCGATCGTAATAAGGCGCCACTTTAAGGTCGCATTTAACCGTGCCGATGTCTCCGAGCGCAATATCTGAATATCGATAGCCGTACTTGGTAGGGTACTTGCACTCTCCTGGGGCAGGGGGAAATCCAACGCCCCTGATGCAAAACGTAAATACTCACAATAGTGGTACGTTAACGCTGAAGTGTCATGAATGATCCGAGAATGTGTACTACGATTGTAATTGACACTTTTTGGGTCACGGGCTGATTCAATCACGCGCCGTAACACAGTTGCTGCATCATAACCGATGCTGACATTCTGAGGTGAAATTTGGTGACTAAACATTTCATAAGAAACAAAAAACATGCGTTTGGTCACTTTAACATCCAACGGAAAACCACAAGCGGATAACATGACTGATTTAGTCATCTCAACTTTGGCGAACCGTGGTGAAAATTTTAAATCCGAATACCGTAACGTCAATGGACGTTCATCTGTTTTGGCGTCTACGGTTTGCACTTTCTCTTCCACAACCTTAAAATCGTACCGTATCATACACTTTCCTAAATGATAACCAAGGACCGTAATCCCTGCGGCGCGATCTTGCACATCATACTGAAATGACATGACTGGCTCGTTGGAAGCGGGGGCTGGTTCCGAGCTATTTACCGCCCCCGCCTGGAAAACACCAACTTGTTGCTGCAGTGATAAATTTGCCATTTGGCCACTAACAGCACTGAGTGAGGTAGAATTGGAACTGGAAGAACCAGAACCCGTACCAGAACTGAAACTGGCTACGTTACTAAGAATAGTATTCGCAGTTGAGCTGCTCGATGAACTAGAAGTACTAGACGAACTTGATTGGCTAATGAGACCAGTCAATTCCGCATTAGTGCTGCTACTCGAGTTGCTACTGCTGCTGCTCGACAAGCTAAACCCACTGGTTGAGTTTGTCTGGCTTATGAGACCTGACAACATCACACCGGTGCTGCTACTCGAGCTACTGCTACTGCTGCTCGAACTGCTACTCGAGCTTGCAAAGCCAAGCCCAGGTGCAGTTAACATCCCCCCACTCACGAAGGGAACCGGATTAAACAACGGCAAAGAAGTAGATGGGATTGCCGTCGTTTTAACATCATGATACTTGGAATTTAACTCTTGCAACCTTGTGTTTGTAGTAACCGTGGCTGCAGTTGAAACAACAATAAAGGATTCCAAGTCCTTTCTCAA